AAATGGAAGCCGAGATTTCCGGGCTCAAAGCCTTCTGCGTGCAGCTCGCCGATCACCTTGCGAACGCCGCAGAAGTGCTGGGCCACCTCGCGGAGAAAAGGAAACCCCCGCATGGACGCGAAACCCGCTGCGTGCCGCTTGTGCGGCTTCGCAAGCCTACGCTATGCCGTGGAGGAAAACCGTGAGCCGAGAAGAGATTTTTTTTGCCGATATGCGTCGGTGGGTAGCCATCAATAAATGCCTTGAATCACTTTCAGAACGCTAACGAGACATTTTGGTATCGCTGTTTGACAGAAGTGAAACACTTTTGCAGACCGCAAAACGTATCGGTTTTACTCAGGAGAGATGCAGGCAAATTAGATTGAAATGCTGCAAAATCATGATGGATATGCTGATCCCAAAAGATGAACCGGCTGACTCAGTGGTTGATTGATCCAGGAGAATGGGAGCATGAAGCCCAAAGCGCCACCCAAGTACGCCGCCGAGATCGCCGTTGTCCGAGCGGCCATCGGCTCGCTGTTGTCCGCAGTGGACGTGCTGATTGTGGCCCTGGAGGCCTTGAACACGGCGATGATGATTGAGGCCAGAGGCGAACGCCACGACGAAGTTCAACGGGCCAAGAATGGGGTGTCCAGTGAGTGACCCAACGCCACCCAAAGGGGCCAAGCTGTTCTGCCAGGACAAGAAGGGCCACGTCTGCAAGCCAGGCGAGGCCGTGTACCTGTGGACGTTCGAGGGGGCTGATCGGTGGTTTTATGCGAAGGATGAGCCGATACCCGCTATAATGCTCGCAAAGGGGGTGGATTGTGGCCAAGCAGGCGGAGAACGTGGGTAGCTGAAATGCCATTAACCCCACAGCAAAAACGATTTGCAGAGGAATACGTCGTTGATTTGAACGCCACGGAAGCCGCCAAACGAGCCGGATATAGCCAAAAAACCGCACGGACAAAGGGTTCCTGGCTATTGACAAAAGTTGACATTCGAGCCGAAATCGACCGCCTTTTGGCCGAAAAAGCCGCTCGAACTGCAGTTACTGCTGACAGGGTGGTCAAGGAAATGGCCCTGATTGCCTTCTCGGATATAGGCGACATTCTCGATTTCTCGGGCACCGAGGTCAGGCTGAAGCCAGCCAATTAGATTACCGAATCGGCCCGCCGAGCCATTTCGAGCTTCAAGGTCAAGCGGCAAATCGAGCGACACGGAGTTGAAACGCTTGAAGTCGAGGTGATGGAGTTCAAACTGTGGTCGAAGGAAGCCGAGTTACGCGACCTGGCCAAACACACTGGCGTTTTGAAAGAACCTGCAACGACGGTCGTGAATCAATTTGGCGACATGACCGATGAGCAACTTGACGCCGAAATCAAATCCGAAGTGGCCAAACTGTCTGCCACGGGAAAAGAAAATAGCGATCCTTCGCCGACTCAGGCAGCCGAAAACCCCGAACCAGTACCCGAATGACCCGGTTGGCTATGCCAGGGACATCCTGGGCGTGACGCTGACTCCCGATCAAGGTCAAATCCTCCAATCCCTTCTCACGCCACCTTTCAAGACGTTGGTGCCGAGCGGCCACAACACGGGCAAAACTTTTTGCGCTGCGGTTGCTGTAAACCACTGGTTCGATAGCTACGATCCTGGCGTTGTCATCACAACAGCGCCAACCGAGCGGGACGTCGTTGACCTTCTCTGGGCCGAGGTACGGTTGCTGCGACAGCGAGCCGGCCTGCCGTCGCCATTCATCGGCCCGCGAGCTGCGGAAATGCGAACCAGCGAGGATCACTACGCAAAGGGTTACACGTCCACGCTAGGCAAATCTTTCCAGGGACGCCACCGCAAGCGAATGCTGTTCATCTTCGACGAGGCGACCGGTGTGGCGCCGATGTATTGGCAGACCCTCAAGACGATGTTCAACGCCGACGAAGGCCACGCGATCCTTGCCATCTTCAACCCCACGGACACCACCTCGGCGGCCTACCAAGAAGACAGCGCGATTGACACCGCAGAAGTGCCGGCCTGGCATCGGTTCCGCTTGTCGGCGCTGAACCATCCCAACATCCTCGCGGAGTTGTCGGGACAGCGTAAGCCGATCCCGGACGCCGTAAGCGTGGCGATGGTGAATGAGTGGACGAGAGATTGGTGCGAGCCGGTGGGCGTGGACGAAATCCGCGAACTGCATGGCGTGAGAGTGAGGCTCAAACCTGCAGATTGTCAACCAGGCGACATCGAATGGCCGCCTATGAGCGGCAAGTGGTTCCGTCCTGGCCCTATCTTCCAATGTCGGGCACTTGGCCAGTGGCCTGATACGGGCAGCGGCGTGTGGAGCGACTGGGTATGGCAGCTTTGCTTCCCGGATGAAGAACCGGCTTTCGACCATGGCGTTTTGCCTTGCATCGGCTGCGATACAGCCATGGGGAAAGGGGCCGACTTTCATGCCATCCATGGTCGATGGTGTGCTGTGTCAATCCACCACGAAACGTCAAACACCATGGATCCGCCACGCATCCTCGCCCGCCTCAAAGCGGTTGCCCAACTGATGGCGGACTTCGCCAATGGCCAGCGCGACCCGGCGAGCCACCCCATCGACCCCAAGGCGATCCCGATCCGCATCGACGACGACGGTACGGGCAACGCGGTGACGGCGTTCCTCCAGGCGGACGGCTACAATGCCCAAGCGATTGGAGCGGGAACGAGTGCCGATCGGCCGGACCTGTACCCGAACAAGCGCAGCGAGTTGTGGTTTGCGGGTGCGGAACGTGCTAAGATTGGCCGCATGTGCCTTTCCAGGCTGGACAAGCCGACGCAGCGGCGCTTGAAGGCCCAGCTGATGGCGCCGGAGTGGGACGTGGACGCAGCGGGCAGAAGAGTGGTCGAGCCGAAAGAGTACACTAAGGAAAAGATCGGGCGCAGCCCGGACGACGGTGACAGCCTCAATTTGGCATATTACGAATCGACCGCATGTGGGATAGAAATGGTTGACATCGAGCAACCGCAAGGGGGTCGCAGTGATCGACAACAACGGCCATCTGGTCATCCTGGACGCCTACGGTAAGCCCATCGACCGGGCCGACGACGCCGCGATTCCGCACGTTGTTACGTTCACTTCGCTGCTTTCGGGCGCTTATAAAACGTACTATCACGAGCGTTGGGACGAAGCGATGCGAGACAGCCGCGCCAACGCCATGATTATGCGGCGAGATGAACACTTGCAACGCTGCCTCAGAGAGCGGAAGCGGGGCACGACCGGCCTCAAGTGGCACTTGGAAGTGGACAACGAACAAGACCCGTATCAATTCCAGGTACGCGAAGGCTTGTCCAAGGCTATGAAGTTGGTTCCTCGCTTCCGGCAAATGCTCCGGTGGTGGTTGGAATCGCGCTGGTATGGCCGCTATGCGGTTCAGCCCGTGTATGAGTTTCAGGAAATTGATGGCGAGCGACTCTTAACAGTGGCTCGCTCTATGCCGATCAATGGAGACAAGATTGGTTACACTTGGAACCATGTTCCTTATGTTTTGGTTAATCCGGGCGCAACAAACCAATTACCAAAGGCCAACATTACCTTAACCACCCGCGGCCAAGCTCTTGTTCTTAACGGTTCATGGCGTGAGAGAGTGTTAATCTCGACATATGATCCTGACGATCCTGATTACTTTGAAGGCGACCGGGCTGATGCGGTACATGGAACGGGGATACGCAATTGGTTGTACTTCTCCTGGCACACAAAAATGGAGTACATCGCCACGGTATTGGAAGCCATCGACAAGTTAGGATTGGGCGTAATTGTCATCGAGTATGACGCCGGCAACGCAGTGGCGAAAAAGGAAGCGGAGCAGACGGCTAAGGGGTTCAGTGGGAAGCGTAGCGTTATTACCGTGCCGGTGTCGCCAAACAGCAAGAATAAGGGCGCGGCGGTGAACGTCATCGAGACGCCGATTCAAGGCGCTCAAATCCTCATGATGCTCCAGCAAGCCTGCGAAGAACGCGAAGAGCGTTTCATTTGTGGGCAGGGTGCGACTAACGATAAAACGGTATCGCCGGTTGGCGGAGGCGATGCTGCTGGAAACGTGGCGGACA